GAACCGACACACCTAGCACTCCTTGTGCCGTAGTAAATGGAATTGATGGACGAACAGGGGATATCCAATTGGCTATTGATCCTTCTATTATCTCTGGTTGGCTCAATACTCCATCAACTAACTTAGGATTTCTTTTGGTTTGTACTAATCTTGATGGTTTGCAAATTTCGTCTAAGGAAGCCACCTTAACTCAAAGACCTAAACTTACACTTCAGTATAATCCAGATCCTAACTCTGCTACTATAACCTTAAGACAAGGAGCAGATGAATACACTGCTGGAGAAGATACTTATTGGTGGCAGGGTGGAGTTGGATCTAGCGAAGATTATTCCTCACTTGCGACAACTATTGTATCTGATGTGAATCCCGGAGATGAAAGATTTGGCTACCATAAGTGGGGAGGTTTAGATTCTGAAGTTCCTGCTGGAGCGACGATTACTTCTGTCGAAATTGACATGTATGTTAATACAGAAGGTCAAGGATTTGCTATGTATCAACTGCTAAGAGCGTTTGATCAAACAGATAGTTATGATAGTCTTATTGCTAAAGGATTCTCTCTCGATAGAGATGACACAGATGTATCGTCTACAGTAGCCACAAGCTGGCCCGGAGACGATGGTTATGTTGGAGCAATCACAGTTTCTTCAACTGATAATCTTGTATCTCTTGTCCAGAGTTGGGTGGATACGCCAAGTTCCAATCATGGATTCCTTGTTGTAGCGACACACGAATCAGATGGACAGCAAATTCGCTCCAACGAATATGAGACTGTTGCTGATCGCCCTCTTCTCAGGATTACTTATACAACAAGTTAAAAAGACTGCTTCTTCAAAGTTTTAAAGATATCATACAAGCATTGATCGACTTTTGTTGCTTGTCTGATCCTATTGTTCATTTCGAAGCTATGTGAAGTGTAGGCTATTTCTCTTTTAATAACCCAGTCATCTTCAATAAAATAATCAGAATCCCAGTCAAAGACTTCTGAGATGTAGTCTACAGCGATTAAATGCCTTTGGATTTCTGAGATCTCAATCTCCACTTTTTGGTTTCCCGTTATCTTCATTCTCATTTATTACACTATTTGACTACGGTTTGTCAAGAGAATATTTTTCCCTGCCCACTCTTTGTTGTGTAGAAATAAAAAAAGGAGACCCCGATAGCAGGGCCTCCATGATTAATTAAAATTTAATTAATAAGAGCTATTGTCTGGATCATTCCCTTTGTCTTTAGCTTTGCCAAAGTTGACACTAAGAAAGTCGATCACTTTGTATAATTTAGCAAAGATAGACCCTTCTTTTGGAGTGGGAGTGGATGCAGCAAAGACACTGGCGGCAGCGATAATAGCGGTTAACCAGTTAAACCAAGCTTGATCTTCGACGAATGATGTAATGATATCCATAATAATTAAGTTCCTATTATATAAATACACCAAAAAACCGCCAAAATCAAAATTTTCCTTAATTTATTATATTTAACTCATCGTCCTTGACCGTTGTAGGGTTTTTTATAGTTTTTGGAGCTTTTAATTTTAGAAGTCTTGCTTTTGGCGTGAACGCCTTTACGCTTGATCTTCTTTTTTTCTTCGTAATTATTTGTTTTTTTCATTTAATAGTCTTCTGAAATATAGTTTTTTGACAAGAAGCACGGGGTAGTATCTCCCATCCATGCCCCCGCTTGATTAAAATAGAAAAAATCTACAGCCTCATCTTCAGTCATTCCGTCAGATTTGAGCTTTTGAATAACTTTTTCTTTGTCGTAACAATATATTGGCGGTTGACCAAATCTCTCGACCACACCCAAAATGCAGTCGTCATATCCATCCATTACCAACATTTCCTCTTCCATAACTAATCTTTCACAAATAGTCCATTTACCATTTTACCAGTACGTTTTTTGATCACGTCATAAGCGGAATTTAAGCAATCAACTGCATCCATATTAACCATCTTAGCTAATAAGATAATAGTGACCAGCATATCGCCAATCCCATCTTCAACTTCCTCCAAAATTTCTTCTTTACTTTGGTGTGGAAAACCAGTCTCTTGCATAAATTCTAGTTGGTAATCCAAGTCGTTCAGCTTTGTCAAAGCAGATTTTGTCTCGTCAAGCTCTTCTTGAGTCTTGTCTAGCTGGCGCAGTGGATTTGACTTGGCGAAAATGCCCTTGTCTTCTCCCCAATTAATTACTAATTTACTTAGTTCTTCGTATTTCATAGGTTCTATAGCTAACATTTTAGTGAGATATTCTTCATAAGTCTTCATAAATTTATTGTTTTAGGCGCAATCTCCTCTAATTCTTCACAAATGCGTAGGATCTCGGAGCTCTCCATTTTGGGAGCAGTTTTTTTAAGTTTAGTCATTTCTTTGAAAAAATATTCATACTCTACATCTTGATATAAATACTCTTGTTGATCTCCATCATGACGTAAAATAAAATTAGAATATGTTTCATAAAGGGTCGGGTCTATACATCGCTCAATAGGGTCGTAAGAAGTGTTTCCCACAACGTAATTAAATATATCCGACTTTTTGAGTAAAATATTTACAATTTCTTGGCTCATATTAAAGGTTACAGCCCCACCATAACGGAATATGGCGGGGCTGTCAATGCGTTTTTTAATAAACAAACTTATTATGCACAATTTTCTACCAAAGAAGCTTCTTTATCTCTCCTGCGGAGGAGGCCATCCAAGCCTTTACCTCTCCAAATGCGCTTCATATCGCGTATTTCCTGAGCAATAGCTGAATAATTTTTACTTGGTACGAGGTCGCGAATGCGAGCCATTTCGACTCTAGTAGGGCCTTTCAAAGAACTACCGCGATTAAACACAATACTGACTAAAGCTCCAAAAGCGTCTGGGTGAAGCTTGTCAGCCCCGGGGAACGCGTTCAATGTGAGCTTGATAAAGCGTGGAATAGTATTCTTTTTAAATATATTTAAAGCTGATTCCCAAGGAACTTCAATATCCCTGACGCTAGAAAGCCTTGAGTTTGCAGCTTCGCCTTTGAATCCTAAACATTTACGGAGTCGATGAAAATCAGAATCACTAATAACCCCGCTCCAATCTTCTTGGAACTGAGTTTCAGAATTATAGCCCAAATCATAACCAACGCCAATAGTCACACCGCTAGCTCCTTTAGGCCAACAGGGGCGTTTGAGACATTTATTGTAATAAGCCTCCCCACCTCCAACTTCATAATCTAAAACTAATTTAAGGGCGTTAGGAGAAAGAAGCTCTTCTGCAATGTCCTCAGATTCGTGTTGGTATGTGGAAGGAGTTACAAAATCATCTTCAACCAATAAAGACTTTAAAGTTTTCCAAGTTACTGGCCCATCAATGCCGTCGTCATCAACCTGAAGGATTCGTTGCACATATCGGATTAGCTCTTTTTCTTCTTTGTCTTTGAGTAGGCCAACCACAATGGCTGACCATGTTTTAACGCCATCAATGCCGTCCACGGGAATCTCCAATTCCGCTTGAATATCTTTAACGATTTGACTTTTGCCAGAAAAGCGCATTTTTACTCTTCCTCAGTTGAGGGTTCGACTTCTGGCAGGGTGATTTGTGATTGGGCCGCCTCGCGGAGTTTAGTAGCTAAAAAAGACCCAGCTTCAGCCACCTGAAGACCTTGAGCCTTAACTGCGATATCAATGAGTTGCAGAAGTACGTTGACTTCGTTTTCTTGTAGAGAGATTTTAATTTCGTTCATAGTTGTATGATAATAATATTATTGAGAACTTTTTCAACCATCTTTTATTCTTTTTTATGCCTCTGGAGAATCATACACTAAACTCCCTCACTTTTAAACAAACATGCTTAACTGCCATCCACATATCCAAATACTTGTACTTAGCTAATCTGCCCGAAAATATTGTATTCTCCTCTTTTTTAGCTAATTCTTCATACTTTAAATACCTGTCCTGACCTTCTCCCCAAGGAATAGGGTAAAATGGAATATCACCTTGTTCCATATCTTTGGGATATTCTCTTGTAATTATGGTTTCTCCAGAGTGATTGGGGCTAAAGTAAGAATGATCATATTGTCTAGTCCATTTATTCTTCTTATTGCATTCATTGTAAACAAGCGTGTCTTGCTTATCCATTGTCAACTGATGCTCAAATCGCAGAGACCTGTAAGGGAGTTCTCCAAAACAGAAATCAAAATACTGATCTATCCTACCAGTATAAATAACTTTATCGCAGACTTCCTGCTTCCATTCTTCTTGCCCCGCATTTAAAATAACTTCTATACCATCCAACATTCTCTCAAACATCTTTGTATATCCTTTTTTTGGAACACATTGATATTTTTGGCCCTCAAACCAAGTCGGGCTTTCTGATTCTTTTGTTTTGGGTATTCTGTTTGTAATCGTTTTAGGGATCTCTTCAAAATCTACCCCCCATTGTTTCTCGCTATAGTCTTTAAAAATGTATTTTTTAATCTCCTCTTGATCAAGTGTCCTACCTATAGCTGCCTCACAGCCTTTATCGTGATATGGAAGAGGGATGTCACCGATTGCAGTTCTACCAATTGGTTTGTAATCAAGGTTAATCCATTCTGTGTACCGTGATAGAAACTCAAAAACATCTTCATCATCAGTATGAAAAATATGTGGTCCATACTTGTGTAAATAAAGACTATCAATGTCAACATCATAACAGTTCCCCCCAATGTGATTACGGGACTCAAAAATTTTTACTTCATGGCCCTTGTCTTTAAGTAAACGAGCTGCGGTTATACCACTCAATCCACAACCGACAATAACAAACTTCATATATTAAAATGCAATTTCATGCTCTTACTCATTTTTTGAGAGTACTTTAAATTAGCTTTACCTGAGCTTTGTTCATTATGAGAGCAGTTATATATGGCCGCTCTAAAATCAATATCCTCACCTTCATATCCTTTGTAATTAAAATATTTCCAAGAAAATACATGAGATCCTATCACTTTTATTAGATAAAATTTTTGTGTAGATCTAATTATAGTATTCTGGGATGAACTAAGATTAACATTTTTAAAATTAATTTGCTCTTTAAGTATACTAGCTTTAGTTATATTACAAGTCCCGCACTTTTTATCAAAATTATCAATGTACTTAAATGAATCAGCTATACCCATTCGAATACCCTTATTGACTCTTAAAAAATCTTTGTTTGAATTATGAATAGTTCTAACTAAATCTCTATGTATGAAGTCATCCGCATCAACAAACATAACGTAATTATCATCATCAACTTTACTTAAGGCTAAAATATACTTAGTACCTTTATCTAATCTTACTTCAGGTAGTCCAGTGCTTCGATCTACTTGAGTACCTATTTGCCAATTCTTTGGAGACGATGGTGGTGGCCAATCAACTTCTATAAACTTTACATTTTTAATTTTTTTATTTTCTGGAAAGGTGTTTAATGTTTTATTCGAAACTACTATTACTTCAAACCTATCATCAAGCTGACCACAAACCGAAACCAAAGTCTTTTCTAATAAGTCCCAAATATCATTGTATGAATGACAGTTTTCGTAATGTTTAACACATATAATAAAAGTAACCATTATTCTCCGAATTTATAACCAAAATATTCGATGTCTTTTGCATATTTTTCTGCAACAATTTGTTTTGTTTCTTCATCGTAGTATTCGGTGTAATGTTTATGTTTTGTTTTATTTACGTGAGGAAGTTTTTGTTGCGGAACTCCAATTTTGTCGCAAATAGTATTAAAGTCTTCCTGAAGACTTTCAAACCTGCCA